AAACTGCGCCAGTTTGTGGGATTGTCTTCCAGGTAATCGACAAACTGCGGCCCATTGGGGTCAGCCAGCGTGCCAGTGTCAACCCCAAATCGGTTGCCGTTGTAGTCAGCATAGGGAGTGACTTTTAAGCTGTGTAGGTGGCCGGTAACAATAGTCTTGCCACTGCCAACAGTGTTGTTGTGCGTGGCATGGATGCCACCTTTGTACCTGTGCTTTACAACCACATCCTCAGTCGGCCAACAGGCCCAGCAAGATGTCCAAGCTGGGAAGTGATCTCTAAGGGAAAAACCTTTAACACCTTCAAACTCATGGGCATTGGCTGCAAGACGGTTTTCAAAGCGACTGTCATGGTTACCCAGCGTCCATATCAACTTAGCCCGTCCAGCGTCTTCCTCGATCTCTCCAAGGCTGGCTTCACATGCCTTTAACTCTTGAATGATGCTGGGCTTTGTATCCCATCCGATACGGGGGAACCGGCTAATAGACGCGCCATCAAACGCATCACCGTTATTGATGACTGCTTTGGGTTTGAATTCCCTGATTGCCCAAAGCAATCCCTTGAAAGCCGTGGTGCGAATGCCAGGCCAAAAGTGAGCGTCACTGAACACAATAACTGTGCCGTTTTCAATACCCAATCCCTGACGCGCTGCGTGATTATGGTCGGTCTGCAAGTGGGAATATCGGCTACCTCGGCTTTTATCCTCGGCCACCAATTGAATTTTGTACTTTTTCTCAATATTTCTTCTTCGCTGGTGAACGGCTGATACATCAATATCAATTAATTTACAAATTTTGGTAGCAGAGCCTAGCGTTTTCCAAAGCTCAATAAACTCAGCGTCAGTAACTTTTGGTGCTGGCATATCATTCCCTTGTCAGAATGCGCTCAAGCACATTGATTACTCGGTGTTCGGCGGCCTCAATTTGCTCTGCTGATGAGCCTCTGTCTGTTGCGGTTTCAATTAAATCGTGCATCAAGACATGCAGGCACTCATGCAGCGCTGTCTTTTTCAAAGTCTGTGGCGTGATCTTTTCAGCACCGAAATCACCAATTCGGTAAGTCGCCAGCCGTGCTGGCTGGTTAAATTCGACTGATGCCATTGCACCCTTGGCTGGTCTTGAGCCGCGCTCAATACGCCAATCGCCCAGCGACAATTCTTCTTGCCAGTGAGCCATGCACTGATCAAAAAGAAGCACTTGATCCGCGCTTGGTATGTTCTTTACGGGGTTTCTCATGGTCGCCCTTGTTACTATCGAACCTGCGGATCATAATGCGGCCTTGTGACCGCTTTATTTCAGGCCATCATCTTTTCAGCGTCCTTAGATACCTCGGCAACCCGCCGGCCCCAGCCCTTGCCAAATGTCTCCCATGTAGGTAAAGCCTGCAAGAAACTCAAGCGCTTGGCGTTGTAGTCCTCGACAAGATTTCCGACATCCATGCTTGCGACCTTCTCTAGCGTTTTTGGCCCGATCATGCCATCTTCTGGCACGCCCAGCACTTTTTGCAGCATCTTGGCTGCACGCCCTGGGCCGGAATTCACAGCCAAATCAAATACCGCCATATCCACGCCAACAGGTAGATTGTCGCCGCAAACCTTGTCCCAATACTTTTTGCGGTACATAGGGCCGACATCAGCGGGTGTTAAGGCACGCATTGCCTTTTCATCCACCTCATGCCCCACCCATTCCTCCCAGACTCGTTTGGTTACGCCAAGGTTGGTCATGCCACCTGGGTCTTTTGGATGGTTAACATACCCACCCTCATGGTGCAGGACAGCGGCCAAGCATTGGTCAAAGTTCTCTTTCATTTCTTAGCTCTCATTTCCATGATTTTTTCCAGTGTGCGGCCCCCAAAATACGCTGACATGACCAGCATGCCCCACTGGCCCAGCAGTTCAACATAAGACGCCTGAGCGTTGTATCCAAAAGCCGACATCATGGCAAAAACAAAATAGCCAACAAAGATAGCAACTAAGGCCATTGGCCTGATGTTTTTGGACAGCCATGAGTCCGATGCCATGTCGGCATCCCAGCGCTCAGAAACGCCGGCTTGCTCAGTCTTGTACAAGTCCGTCTCATTTGCCATCTTTGCCAACTCGCCATCTTGCGCCATCCTGGCTAAATCAAGCTGTGCCTTGGCCTTGGCCTCTGGATCGGGGATCAGTTTGTCAATCAGCTTGCCGCCGACTTCAAGTAGGGCTGTAAGAGGAAACATGCTCACCTTTCTAAAAACTACACTTGCCAGCGCACTGGTCAATGATCTCAAACGAAAAATAGGCAATCACACCGATCATGAAGAAAAACACCAGACCGAGCAAAACAATCTCAATGAAATCGTCCATCTCTTTCTTTTGTCTTGCTGCTGCCTCGCGCTCACGCCGCGCATCATGCGCGGCCTCTATGTCTAGGCTGGCTGCACGGGCTACGATTTTTTGCCACACATCCATTTTGTTGGATTGAAAAAAGAGCATCTTGATCTCTTCTTCAAATGCCCTGGCCTGCTCGATGGCAAGTTCCAATTCAATGGCCTTGCCCATTGAAGAACCTTTAAACCCCTTGGTCTTAGACTGCTGGACAACTTTTATCGCGTCTGCCTTGGCAGAAAAAAACTTGCCCAGAACAGGGCCAAGGCTTTCAACATCCTTGACTGTCTGGGCAGCAGTTTTTACCAGCTTTACGGCAGTGCTGATCGCCGCAAGTGCTGTGAACGGGTCAATCATCACCGCCCCTTAAAGTGATCCCAAAAGGCTGCACTGGCCGCAAACAGGCCGCCCAGCCACAGCAGTGGCTTTGCCAGCTTGCTCAGTGTCTCCAGCACCCTGAATGCGCCCTGGGCCGCATTGAATGCAGAGGTGACATCCTTGGTGCTTTCTGTCAAGGCATCGACCTTGCCCTCAACAGCCACCAGCCTGTCGTAGATTTCACGATGGGTTATGTCTTCGGTCATATATTTAACCTACTGCGTACAAACGCTTGGGTTTAGGCTGGATAAGCTGGGCTATCTCTTCGGCGTAATACTGCATCCCGCCTAAAGCGCCCTTAATACGGAAATCGTAGTGTTCTGGCTCTACAAACAGCTTGTTCGTGTCCTCGAAGCGGCCTTCTTTAATGCGATCAACCCAAACAATAAACGCAGGGCCAAAGGCTTCTCGCGCCTCTGGTGTTGGGCAAACAAAGTCAGCAATTACATTAGCGCCATGCCTGCTGGCAATGTCACACAAGACGCCCATACGCCGCGCCTGTTCAATGCGATCAGCTACGCTAAAGCCAAGGTCTTTGTTGATTTCCTTGCGGATTTCATCGGCGTTGAAGTGGACGCACTGTAACTCCCTTGCCAAAGCAGCAGCCAATGTTGTTTTACCAGAGCCAGGCAGGCCCATCACTAGAATTTTCATCACTTGACCTTGTACAGTTGCTTGACCGAAAACTCTGGTGCGGGTGTGCGCCAGAAATCTTTGCCGGCATATTTTTCCCACACCGACTTTGGAAGTATAGACGGGCGCTCTTGCCAAGTAACTTCTTTCCTGACAGTGTGTAGGCTCTTCATGTTCAAGCCTCTATCAAAGACTTCGTTTTCGTACTCCACATTTTTAAAGTCATGGTCAAAGTACTGCTTGCCAATGAATTGATACAACTCACGCATCACGCTCTCAGGCTTTTTGCACAGCGACTCATACTCCACCAGCATGATCATGTCTGGGTTGAGTAGCAGCCCCTCTTCCAGAAAGTAATAGGGCTTGACCACTTGGCCTTCCTTCTTCACATCCATCAGGGCATCGCACCTTGTAGTGACTGTTTGCCTTGACTCATCATCTGTCAGGGCTGCACCATACAGGGAGTTCTTGGCCGCAATTCTTTCAAAGCTATCCAGTATCCACGGCAGATCACGCACACAGCAAATGATCTTGGTCTGTGGATACAGGTCTTTAAGCAGAGATGTCTTAGCAGTCCATCCCCTGCTGGTGTCAAACACCGTAGGCTGCTCTACGGCATCGTAAAACGCATTGAAGACGGACTTGAGAATATGCTTGCGTCTGTCTTCATCAATAAGGTGGTTGCTCTCACTGCCCGTGATGACATTGATGGTCGATGTGACCAAGCCTTGTACGGGTGAAGAGATGTCTGCGTAAAACTCAGGGTTTTGACGCAGAATGGCCGAAAGCAGGGTTGAGCCTGATCTTGGCAAACCAGAGATGAAGAAGAAATCTTTCATGTTTGAGTAGCCTGTGCAACCCAATTGACAGCAGCCTCATCCCATTCATAACGCATATTGCCGCCGTTCATAATTGCATCTACGGGTCTTGGTACGGGCGCACCCCATGTCATTGTGTCTGGGTAGCCAATCCAAGATGGGTAAGGCTTACGGGCTTCATGCTCTGCGGTTTTAAGGGTGGTGTACTCTGCCTCAGTCAAAACCTGTAAAACACCAGCAATGGTAGTGTCGGCATCGTCATCGCAAGTGCCGTAGTACTTGGGCGCTCTCAGATATGTGCCGTCAGGTGCAACTTCAACAGGCCATGTGGATTTGTCCTGCCAAATAATTTGCAAGCCTTTAATTTCCGGAATCGATGGCCCCGTGCGCTGTGGCTCAACAGTGCAAGGAATCTTTGTTGCTGCGTCAACTTCTGTTACACAAATATACATTTTTTGCCTAAATGTTAAAGGGCTACACGGCGAACGGCTCTAACTCTTTTGCTTGATGTTTTTGTGGTATCACCTCTGTAGCCACCATAAAATGATATGTAGTAGCCACGATAATATGAGCTAGTAGATTTCTCGTTACCCCAATATGGGCCGCTTGCTTCAAAAGATTCCGCACCTCCTGATTGGAAAGCAGATACGGATGTTTGTGCAGGGTCTCCCGAACCATACGCTGTCGTTCTTTCGGGAATAGAATTGGGGTTTACACCTGAGTTAATTCCTGTGTTATTGGCTGCTGTTCCAGGTTTTAAATTGACATAACAAACTTTAAGTTCATTTATTGCTGGCATATACCAATCATCAAAACCACCAATAACTAAATCGTTACAAAACTTAGCCGCTGGGTAACTGGATGCCCCTAGTGCTACTAATGTTGCAGTATTAGCCGGCCCGTTAATATTGCTACTTGAACCAGTAGTACTGAAACCATTAGCGTAATTAACGCTACCAGATTCCCCCGAAGATTTGGGCGCAACAATTAAATAATGTGTTGCAGTGCCAGAAACTCCAATACTTCCAGCGTAAAACCCGCCTCCGTAAGCAGCGCCTATGCCACTAGGAACGGGTGGGCCAAAACTTCTTTGGTTTTGAAAAACAGCTTGTAAAGCACCACTCATGTTAATCCACTCCCTGAAATTAACCAGTTGGTAGAGGTAATCTTTATTGCCGTAGCTGACCCGTACTGCGCCAAACTGCGCGAACCAGTTGTGCCAGCAGCACTCAAATACATTGTGTCTGTGGTAATTGCAATTGTTACCACTTGGCTTGTCATGTTTACAAAGGTGATCGCAGTGCCAATTGGGTAAGCTACAGACGAATTTGCAGGGATCGTAAATGTCCGTGCATTGGCATCAGTTGATGGGTGAAAGATGTGCTTGCCAGCATCGGCAAGAACCAATGTGTAGGCCGCACTTTGGCTGTTTTGCGGGATGTTTTTAAATCCAACTTCATTTGTGCCGTCAACCGTGCATGAAGATAAAGTGCCACTTGCTGGCGTACCCAAGGCAGGGGTTGTCAGTGTTGGTGAGGTAAGCGTTTTGTTGGTCAGGGTCTGCGTTGCTGTGACCCCGACTACACCAGTAAGAGTATTGCTTGCGTAATCAATAGTCTTGTTGGTCAGGGTCTGCGTTGCTGTGACGCCGGCCACACCAGTAAGTGTGTTGCTTGCGTAATCAATAGTCTTGTTGGTCAGGGTCTGTGTGTCCGTCAATGTAGCAATTCCAGCGGCAGCCAGAGTAGTCGCGCCTGTGCCGCCGTTGGCTACATTTAAAGTTCCCGCAAGAGTCACAGTGCCAGAACTTGTAACGGGGCCGCCGCTTGTAGTCAGTCCAGTTGTGCCGCCTGACACATCCACGCTGGTCACTGAGCCAGAGCCTGGGCCGGTAAACGCAATATTTATAGACCCAGCACCTGGTGTGATGGTCACGCCAGAGCCAGCGGTCAAAGACGCCTTGGTCAGCGTATTGCCGGTGCTGTTGCCGATCAGCAATTGACCATCGGTGTAGCTGGTCTGCCCCGTGCCGCCATTGGCTACCGCCAGTGTCCCCGTAACGGCAGTACCCAAAGGAATGCCCGTAGCAGCCCCTGTGCCGCCATTAGCCACCGGCAGGATGCCAGTAACGCCAGTGGTCAATGGCAGCCCTGTGGCATTGGTCAGCACAGCCGCTGATGGTGTGCCAAGTGCTGGCGTCACCAAAGTCGGTGAATTGGTAAACACCAAAGCACCAGTGCCTGTTTCATCCGTCACAGCAGCAGACAAATTTGCGCTGGATGGCGTGGCCAAGAAAGTGGCTATGCCAGTGCCAAGACCACTCACACCCGTTGAAATTGGCAGCCCTGTGGCATTGGTTAGCACCGCCGCGGAAGGTGTGCCCAAGGCTGGCGTTACCAGCGTGGGGCTGGTAGACAGTACATTGTTGCCAGTGCCCGTACTTGTACCAACACCTGTACCACCCTTAGTCACCTTCAACAATGGGCCAGCATCAAACAGGGCATCAATTGTGTCCAGGTTTGTGTTGACCTTGCCGCCCCAAGTGTTGGCACTTGCGCCAACTTCCGGCTTGGTCAGCAATAGGTTTGTGGTGGTGGTATCTGCCATTTTTAGTCCTTAGCCAAAAGTTTTTGCGCGGGTCAATAAATTGCCGCCAGAAGTCGAGCCACGATCATCGGCCACCTGCAAGTCATTCAATCCACGCTCGTAAAGAGTAGCCCATGTCTGTATTCGCGCATCATCTTGCAGGTATGGTGCGGCCTGCAACAGTGAGCCGTACAGATAAATGTCGGGGCTTGATGTCAAAAGAAAATTGGTCGCCACGCTTGCAGACAGCTTCTCCAGCTTTGCAAAATACACGATCTCTGCCGTATAGCTTGCATCCGGCGTTGGCACAAAACGAAATTGAGTGCCGACCACACCAAAGAATTTGGGCCTGCCGCTGGCCGTGAATTTTGTTGCTTCCTCGTCCAGTGCATCCATCGTCATAAAAGACAATGGAGTCACTGGATTGGTGCTGGTCAACTTTAGTGCCCGAGTCTCTAAAAAGTCAGATTGCGTTGACTCAAACTCGCCGTCAATAGTCAAGGTTGTCCTGGTCAGCATTTGACGGGTGCGCAGCGTGCGCTCAATCTGCGCTTCAGCCAAAGAGATAAAGTCGGGAATAGTGGCTGTCAAATCTGAACGATTCAGCCAATCCGCAATTGAAGTCTTTAGCTCGGTGTAGGTTGTCAGTGCCATTTATTGAGCCTCTTTTTCCATTTCCTCTTTGACTATCCAAGTGTGGTCATGGCGAAATTCAAATGTGCCGATATGGCCGATTTCCTTGGAGACATCATGGTCGATGTAGATTTTGTAACCAAGCTCTTGCGCTTTCTTACAAAAGAACACATCCTCACCCATGTAGCCCCTGCTGGTCTGCCACGGCATATCAAACCACGGCTCACTCATGCCCTCAAACACCTCGCGCTTGATCAGCATTATGCCAGTACCAATGCTTCCCACCTCTTCCAATCCAGTAGATTCTGGCATGGTGTAGACCGATTGGCGCTTGCCTTCGGCGTCATAATTTTGGGCAGTCGGGCCAGTTGGCATTCTGCGCCGTGCGCAGTTGGCCGCCACAATTGGCTTGTCGTGGGCAAGCAGCCGGCCCACCATGTCCTGTGGGAATGTCATGTCAGAGTCAATGAAAAGGATGTGCGTGCAGCCTTCGGCCATCGCGTCCAAGCAAAGGTCAGCCCTTTGGTTTTGGATAATTGTGCCTTGCATCAATTTCAGACTGATTGCGTCTGTGGTGTTGAGCGTGTGATAGGCCACCAAATTAACCATGCAGTAGGTGTAATTGGTGTGAACCTGGTCACGGGCGGGGGTGCAGACAGCAATGTAGTTCATACTTTCCCAGGTCGAGTTCTAAAAAATTGGTTGTCAGAATCGTTGAGCCAGCGCTTCATGTACTCTTGGTCATCGATCTTGCCCTCGGCCTTCATCTTGTAATAAAGGGATTCCGGGATGGACGCCACCAAGTGCCACTCACCTTTCCATGCCGCCTTCTCATCTACGGCGTTGTAGATGGCTTTGTTGGCCTCAATGACAGCAGTTACATCTTGCTCAGTCTCAATAGTCACATCGCCGGTATCGGTATTTTCATGCCAGTAGCGGGTGATGCCTTGATCTTTGTTTTCGCTAAATAGTCTTTTGTGAATCATTTAAAAAAGGGCCAGATTTCTCTGGCCCTTTCCGTTGCTTACTGTTAAGAAGTAATCAAGTCAGCGGCCAAGCCGTGGGCATTTTCAGCCAGCACTTTATGACCCCACTCAACGATCAGCATGCGCTTCTCAGCGTCACCTGTCTTGGCCAGTTCGACTTGCTGGTAAGGGCGCAGCACAGTCATCTTGGCGTAGTCAGGATCGATCACCCATGCATCGCGTTCACGCTGGAAACGGTTGGCAATCACTTGCACATTTCCGAAATCTGAAACGTAGATGTCAACCGCGCCGACCAGTGTTGCAGGCTTTGCACCGCCATCAATGTTGAAACGGCTGGAGGCAATACCAGAGAAACCAGATACGCGCTGCTTGTTAACAGGGCCGCACATCAGAATCTTAGGTGTACCACCGGCTGTCCAGACCTTCTGAATCACATTCTTGAGAATGGTTTCAGTGAAGGTTCGCACATTGCCGTCACTACGCGCATTGTTTGGCAATGTGGTGTAGCTTGGGTCAGCGCCGTTGGTCTGCTTGTCGGTGTTTGTTTTCACAAACGCGCCGAGAGATGCAGTAACACGGGCAGTTGTAGAGTCACCAGCCACAGCGATACCGCCGTTCAGCATGACAAACTCTTGGTCGCGCTTCAACTCAGAGCCACGCTTTGCGATCTGGTAAGCCAGTTCGCTGCGGCGGCCAGCCTTGTTCACCACTTCTTCAGTGGCAGACAGGATGATCGTCTTGCGTGAAATCTGTGCGTAGTTTTGCAGACGCACAGTTGCGGTCACAGAGTCAAAAGTGCCGACATCATCACCCTCAAGCTGAGCATTGGCAGCGGCTGCGGCCAATGTGTCAGTCTGCCACTCAAACAGGCTGTTGGACACATTCTCGCGTCCAATGTTTGACATGTAAGGTGTCTCTTCAGGTGCAATGTTGGTGATCACATTGCTAAGATCTTCCCGAATACCCTTTGCAGAGTAAGTCAGGAATGTATTGCTAACGATAGCCATAATTTCCTCATTTCAATAAAAGTTCAATTGCAGATACCGCATCATCGATGCGGCCGGTTTTTGCAAGACGCTGCTTTGCACGAACACTCTCACTTGTTGTCGAAACCCGACCCGCTGCACCTGGCTTGGCTGGTCGTGGGCCATTGTTCACCACAGGCTTAATGCCTTGACGCTTACTTACCATCTGGTCAAACAGTGCCGCTTTTCGCAGCAGTAAAACCAGCCGGTGATCGTAAACACTCTTCAAATCTTCATCAGAAAAACCGGCAGACTTGGCAGACTCAATCAGCATCGCTTTTTCGAGCTTTGCTTTCTTTGCGTCCTTCCACTCTGGCAGTGCCGCCAATAGCGCATCCTTTTGGCTCTCTAGATGCTGCTGCATAGACTGCTGCTGCTCTTGCTGCATCAATTGTTGAAGACGCTGCTGTTCGGCCTGAATAGCGTACGCCTTCTCCTGTCGATCCCGCAAAACCTCTTTTTGCCGCACCCACTCGATTGGGTCTTCGTTATAAAGACGATCCAAATCGACCTGCGGCTCTGAAGCCTGAAGCTGGGCTTGCAATGCTCCCAACAATTGAGCGTACTGTCCACGCTCGGCCCGAACTGCCTGCGTTTCTTGCTCGACTTGCTTTCGCACTTCGGCAATCTGCTGCGTTTTTCGGGTGTAGTCCTGAGTCCTGGAATAGCCCTTTTGGAGTTCGTCTAGCGTCACAGCGACTTCCTTACCGTCAACTTTGACGGTGAAAGTCTGTGGCTGTTCTGGCTCCTCTGACTCTTCCTCTTCTCCGGACTGTTCCTCTGAGGACTCTTCGTCTAGCGCGTCTTCCACACCAGATTCATCATCCTCAGAGGCCGCTGCCTCAGTATCCTCTTCGGACACCTCGGCTGGCTGCGTCTCGTCAAGTTCTGCTTGTCCTTCTTCAGGGGCCAACATTGCCGAGATAGCACTGGTCGCATCGACCATATTCATTGCTTGTATTTCTGCCATAGTATTTTCTTAAATTAGATTTTTCTGTGATTTTGAGATAGCGGCCTGTGCAATCTTGCCGTTGTCCAT